CTTGTTTTCCATCTTGTTTTCCATCTTGTTTTCCATCTTGTTTTCCATCTTGTTTTCCATCAGCACTTTTATAAATAAGAACATCTCCCAATAACCTTGATATTAAATTATCCATAATACACACTCTAGTATTTATATATATTATTATAAATTTTATTCAGGATTTTCTTCATGCCAGTTTTCATCATAATAAACGGTATACTCTGTTTTATTTTTTTCATATATAAACTTATTCAATATGTTCTCTAAGCTTTCATCCACATCATATTTGTCAAGTTCAAGTACTTTAGCATATATTAACTTCGGTTCATCACCATTTCGATCCAAAAATCGCTTATATTGTGGTGGATTAAGATTCGATATATCGAACCCGTTTTCACAATTCATAAATATCAGTTTATGTCCAACTACCAAATGTCTATTATCACGTAAGTGTAAGTTCGAGTATTCTTTGTACATATCTAAATAGTCGTCATGATCTATAAATACAAAATCTTTATCTTTCTTATCCAATATACCTTTACTTTTACCATCTGTAGAAGGGCTTCCTTTTGAGCCTTTTTCGGAAGGCACGGAAGGGGTTGTAGGTGTTTCACTAGAGTTATTTCTTCGCTTTCTTAATGTTTTATTACTTGGTAAAATACCATCATTTGAAGAAGATCTAAAGTTTGACAAACGTAATAACTGTTTTTGCGCGGACCACATATTTTATAATACTTAAAAAAAAAAAGTTGACGATATAGTTTATATGTTTTTATCATTTATTATTTTGGCTTACCCAAACAAAATGGAGAATACAAGAATGGGACTTACCTTAAAATCTGGAACAGATACTATAATGGGACAATTTCTGAACGTAGATATTTCTAAAACTACAAGTATCAAAAAAGGTGAAAACATTTCTATAAGTACTGGAACTAAATCTCAACATGTTTTTGGTTTCATAGACTCCACAAGTTCTATACCTAATATTTCTCGATGTACTTCTAGTTGTCAAAAAAAAACATACATTACTACTTTTGATACAGAAGGTTTTTACTATATTGGTTATTTCGAAGCGAGTTCTCTTGGGGTTGGTATCTTATATCGCGAAACAGTAACAGTTTCAAGTGATTCTAAAAGTTCTACACCATCACTACCACCACCTCCACCACCTCCACCACTTGAATTTCAAAGTTTATACTCACCTTCTCCACAATCTGATAAGTTTTATAAAAATTCTTCAGTCGAAGTAGACACAAAGTACAAAATACACAATACATATGAGCACAAGGTGCATATTTACGGCATGATAATTACAATAGGAATTATTTTTCCGTTTAGTATAATTATGATGCACTATGCAACTTGTTTTACACACATGTTTAGAAAAGCATTACATACGTGGTTACAAATTATTGGTACTGTTGCAATTTATATTATCTCAATACCTATGATAAAGTATCCAGACGACGGAACTAGTACTAGATTTTATCACAAATTTTTCGGATATATATTACTGTACGCAGGGATTCCTTTAATTTTTGTAACTAGATTAAAAAGCTTCAAAAAATGGCATAAATTATTTGGACGCTTATTACTTGTCTCATTTTCAGTTCAAGTTATGTTAGGGTCATGGGTATACAAGGATACATTCATTAGTGTACTTTCATATATTTTACTTGGCTTTTATATTTTAAATTCAATTTATACTCATATTTTTGATTACCCTTCTCTTACAAATTTTATAACTAAAACAGAAGACGGTACGTATATAATAAACAAATGCAAAGAACAAATACTACCAGTAGGTTCGGGGTGGTCGAATTATTTAAACAAAAGAATACATACAGAAAAACAGTTTTTTCTGAGACAATTAAGTGGAAGATATAAAAACGAAAAATGGGGAGCAGGAACAAGTATTGCAACTATTCAATCAACTCTTCGAAAAGAGGGAAAAACTTTGTCAAGTCATCCATCAGTGTTGGGTGCAACCGTTGGTGGATGGATATTTACAAACTCACATGGAAGTGGTGGAGAATTATGGAAAACTACCATTGGAAAGGTTAAAGTGTATGATACTAACAACTGTGAAATAATAGATATAAACAACAAAAGCGTACTGTTTTCGGATAACAAAACAATAAATGAACAACGGAGATATATAGTACTAGAGGCTGAAATAAAATCTGTAAATAATGTAGACTGTTTTAGGAACTCATTTTACATTAAAAACATAAAAGATTCTCAAAGGTTTTTTGGAAAAGATACTTTGTTGAGACTAATTTTCGTAGATTCGAAGAATACAGTTTGTTTTACGTGGACCTTAAAACAATATTCTACATACTCTTCATGGTTGGGATTTGTTTTTCCACCTTGGTTGTTTGGTTCTAAAATTTTACCTCCAATATGCAACTCTTGTATAAATCCCCAAATTTGGAATAAACGTACAACTTTAAGTGAAGGCAATCACTTCAGCATCGATCCTCCTTATTTCACACTATTCTTTGCGTATTTTTATACAAATGTTGAGTATTTTATAAAAGTTACAATTACAGATGAAGGACTTTTAATTTTATGTAATCGACTTCAACAACTTTTAAAAACAACTGGAGGAAGATGTGAAGTACGTTATCAAAATAAAGTATTATATTTGGATTTTGTAATGATTTTGAAAAATTACACATATGTTCAAGAATTTTTAAACAAATACTATAGAAACGTTACTATTCACAAAGGAAAATACCAAATTTAAAGTTTATTACACAAATTACAAAACCAAACATTCTTTTCTATGCGTAAAATCTTGTATTATGTACAAATATTTTATCTCCTATCGGTAATTTAATGTTTAAATTTCGGTAACCATTTTTTTGAAGAAATTTGGTGATATTTTTGTTTACCGTACAACTTTATATATTATCACCAAACACAGTTTAGTGTAGACAAAGCTTAACTTGATCAACCAAGTATACGCGATGGTGTTGCAGAACGACGATTTCCTATTCTTAACAGAATCAGTGGATACTAAAGATGTTTTGTTAAATAGGTTATCGGATTACTGTAAAGCTCAAGAATGCCAAACATTTTTTGTTTCCTTATCAGGAGGTGTAGACTCAATGGTCATTGCAAGTATTATAAAATTTTTAAAATATGATGTTAAGTGTATTCATATAAATTATAACAATCGTGATGAATCCGTCAAGGAAGCAGAATTTTTGAAATTATGGTGTGAAAAAAATAAAATCGAACTTATTTACAAGAACATAGTTGATTTTAAAAGAAAAGATAAAGGTAGAAAATATTATGAAGAACAAACTCGAATTATACGGTTTAATCTATATAAACAAGTTTTGAAGGACTTTGAAAAAGGTTCTATTATTTTAGGACATCATGATGATGACATTATAGAAAACGTATTCAACAACATATGCAAGGGTGGATTTTTACTAAATCTAAAAGTAATGAACAAAACAAGCGTGATATCAGGTGTAAATATATCAAGGCCTTTAATGGGATTTAGAAAAAGTGACATTTATTACTTTGCAAACAAGTATAAAGTTGCTTTTTTTAAAGATACTACTCCCCCTTGGTCAGTAAGAGGAAAGTTTAGGACAACGTTTTCACCAGAACTTTCCAAGACTTACTGTGGGTTTAATGAAAACTTACTTTATATATCAGAACAATCTGAAGAATGGTCAACCTTGGTAAATGAACATATATTAATACCCTTTTTAAATGAAGTTACTTACAACCCGAAATCTATAACAATAAAAAATATTGAAAAATACAAGAAGTTTCCAGAATGCTTTTGGAGACATGTTGTGTCTGTTATATTTAAAAAGAAAAATGAACCACAACCTACTTTAAAGAGCATAAAAAACATGTACAGTTCATTTGAAAAAAAAGGAAAAATAACACTCACAAAAAATGCAACTGCTTGTGTGGATGATATAAGTTTTGTTATTGTATTTAAATAGTTATGTAGTCTTTAATTTTTGTTGTTGGTATTGTAATGTTACACCTACAAATAACATTCCAATCGCCCAAGAAAGAACAGTTTTTTGTACAGACTCCACAAGTAAATCTTCATCAGATCCTTCTGCTAAGTTATGATTTGGAAATACAAATGCTATACATAGTAGTACAGCATATAAAAATATATAAGAATATTCACTGTTTGAAGATCCTCCCAATAAACTAAACAGTGCAAATGTCATACTTGATATAGTTGAAGGATCAAATCTTACAGAAACTACTTGTGAGGAAGATTTCTCTGACACTAGGCCATTTGCTAAAATATAAGAATCCCATCCCCACATCAAGTAAGGCCATAAAAATGAAGGTACCATTTTTTTGCTGTCTTCATGTTCTTTTGGTATCACTAAATAATAAACAATTGGCCAACACAATATACCAATCGTTTTATACTTTAAAATGATAAACTTTCGTTTTATATTTTCATCCAAAACACTCGAATCTACTTTTTTTAATACAAACAAAAACACAACCAAACCTAGTATAATTCTATCCATCATTTTTATAATGTTTTTTTTTTATTTTTCACAATATAATTACAAAGGTTTAACGTTTAATATATTATAATGTACACTTTAGTGAAATGTAAAACAACTGTTCTTGTTCGATTTATTTAAAACAAACCAGTTAAGGTCCAACTAGGTAATTAGGTTTATCTTTACTCGACGATGACCAACAGCATCCGCAAAACAATGCAAGATAAAAAGAATAATTTGGGTTTACAAAACACTATAAAAAAAGAAAAAAATTTTATACTACCTTTCGATTTAGTTTTAGATTATATTAAAAATCACCAAGTTTACAAAAACAGTTCTACAAAAGCACAAGATATATACAATGGTGTGAATCTTTTTTTAGAATCAACTAAACAAGTAAATGGTTCGGAACCAGATGAAGAAATAAAATTACCAGTAGTAAAACCAAATTGCACACACTGCCACCAAGGATATTATGAATTAGATGAACACTCTGGTGTAAACGTCTGTTCAAATTGTGGTGTAGTCAAAGAATGGACACAAATTAACGTTACACCTGAATTTTTCAAAGAAGCTGAATTCGATGTACGAAAAACTACAAAGTCAATCAGAGGTGTTACAAATACAGTTAAAGATATTTGTGACAGATATTCCGACAGTTACATTTCCAACAAAAAAGACTTTATGGAAGAGCTACTTCACCTAAATGTGTGGGTAAATGTTCCACTAGATTACTTGAACTTTTTGAACATTTCTCTTATAAATTTTGAAAAAAACAATTCTGTTTCTAGAAGTGGGAAAATAATAGGGGCTCTACTTTCATATTATTTGAAAAACAAAGTAGTTTCTGAGGAAACTTTCAGAAATTGTATCAAAAACAAGCAAACAGTTCCATTAATACGTCAAACTGAAGGAAGATTTAGTTGTGTTAATTGCAACCAAAAATGTCACACATTAAAGGAATCAAAATTTCATTGTAAAATACAAAAGACATACTCACGAAAATTTTCATAATGCAACGTGACAATAATTTTACAAAAATTAACTTATCTGTAGAGGTAGAAAGTAACAAAATAAGATGCGATTTAGATTCGGAATCTGCCGAAAAAACATATCCAGATTTACCACATATTAAAAATGATTGGTCAAAACATTCAGAGTACGTAAATCTTAGAAGAAAATATCTTTATAATAAAGATTTGGAAGCTTATGAATCTATAAAAGAAAAGTTCCCGGGGTTTCTACCTCCTAAAAATTAAATTCATACAATGGATTTTTATTGACATAATGTATGGGCCTGAAGTCATTACTAGTAAAAAAAATACCTTCTACATATGATTCTTCAAATGAAGATTTATAATTGTTACCTTTTCTGGAAGCATAGTGTTCGTATTTATGGAGTGTTATTCTAGAAGCACTACATATAAATTTAATATTTTGTCTAATGTTTTCATTAATTGTATCCGTATAATCAAGATAACAGTATATATTTTTTTTCCCTTTTTGCCAGTAATAGATTGCAATTTTTTTGTTATTCATTTTTCCCAAGTATGAAAATAATCTTTCTGAATTATTTTTTATACTTTTATACACTTTAAACACATTTAGTAGACAAGTATTGAAAAGTTCTTCTTTGTAGTGCTTCCCCCATATAACAGAAGCTAAGTTTATGTTTTTAAGAACAGTTGTAATTTTTTTTACATTTCCTGAAAATCTATAGTCTTTTTTGACAGAATATTTATAAATTTTTCGTTTTATGTCACATGGGAGTAAGTTAAAATAACAAGGCGATAAATAGATCAACCCTTTTTTTATTTCTTCTGGATTTGTTTCATTATTTTTTAGTTTTTTTATAGATTCTTGTAAAAAAATAATCAACTTTTTATTTTCCATTCTAAACATTAATTTTACTTGAGAATTCTGATTTAGGGTTGAACAAATAAAATACTGATATGAACATTGAAACTAAAATCATTTCGACAGGAATAGAATCAGATGAAGGTACTGACAAACTTTCTAAGTCAGGGTTACATGTTAAAATGTTACATCCTGTCATACTATTTGAATTTTTTAATGCTCCCAAAGAATTGGAAACAGTCATTTGAGAACCCATTACATTATTGAGATATTCACATAAACAGTTCATCATGTTTGTTTTTAATAAACAAAAATATTTTATTTATTAAACGTCATGAATAATTGTATAATTTTATATCCTTCAAAAACATTCAAAGTTTTATCATTAGAACACGAAAAATTAAGTGAGATTCTAGGTGAAATAACATTTGTAGGTGCTATATCTGAAGAAAATGTATTTGCTATTGGTTCATTAAATGTTTCTACAGATTCTCCATTGAATGAATTTTGTTCTTCCGATGAATATTTTGAAAAGGATGTAAGGGGAACTGTTGTATTGATTGGGTCAGATAACAACGGGAACTCATGCGATATATGTGTAGAAAATGTACTTTTATTACTAAAGAATTCACTATTGTCTGTTAATCAAAAGGGCGTGTGAAGCAAAACCAACACCAATACATATTCCTAAAAAAAATGTAGACGCTGGTGGTACAATATTAAACTTATGTTCAACTTCACTACTATTATCATCTACAGAAGATGTTATATTTGTTGTACTATCATTTTCAACATTTTCTAAAACATCAATTAAAAATTTTTCAAACTCTACTGCAACTGACATCTTTGTAATGTTCAACAAAAAAATAAAATGTCATCTATTTTTTTCATACATTAATAATAATGACATCTATCAATGAAGTATGGGGTATAGATCAAGAAAGTATATCAGATTATGTTTCTAGTAAAAAATCATCAGAAGAATTTCCAGTGGAACAACCTAAACAACAAGATAAAAAAAACGAAGAATTGTTAAAAATAGTACAGTCTTTACTACTAGAAGTCAATGAGTTACGTAGAGAACAATCACAAAGGTGTTCAATTTATATGATAATGATAGGAATACTTTTTGCAATTTTAATAATGTATATAGACCGTCTTAATTCTAATATTTCAATGAATCGTATAAATCGTCCGTTTTCATGATATTTATAACTAATTCCACAACACTTCCGACTAAACTTTTTATATTTTTTTTCAAAATAATATCAAGTGTGACAAGATACCCATACGATATTAACATATTCGCAGTTTTTGTGTCTATGTTAAGGTCAAGTGATGGTAATCGTCTTATAACATCATTTTCTACAATTAAGATAGATTCACTATTTTCTATTTTTTTATAATTGTTTTGAAATTTCAAAGGAAAACTTAATAAACAATGAATATAATCTGCCCAACTTTCTATTTTTGTTTCCAACTTACACTTGTCGACGACTAAAAATAAAGTTTCATCATTATCAAACACAAATGGTATATCTTCTGTTAACGAACCATCGACTATTTGAGAACCATTATACTCCATGGGAACAAATAAAAATGGTATAGAGCAAGACATATAAATTGCGTCATAAATTTTCAAGTTTGGATTTTTACAACTTGAGAGATATATTTTTTCTTGTGATTTTAAATCTGAGCACACACACACAAACTCTTTTCCAAACAATCTTTTTATATCACCTAAAGTTGTTTCTCCACTCAATCCAGATTCTACTAGAATATTTTTTATATTTTCTTTAAAAGTATTTCCATTTTCTAAGCCATATGAAGTTATCATTAAACTTATATCAGGACAAGGTATTATATTTCTCATGTCACAAAAAATTCTTGAAATTATATTGTTTCTTTTCTCCTTGTTCAACCCTAATATAATAAACAAACATATAATACTACCAGCAGATGTTCCCGCTAATCCTTTAAGTTGTTGTCGCCAAACGCTATATTTAATACCCAAGTGTTCCATATGATCTTCTAATGCATCCAATACTCCAGAAAACATTAAACCTTTTGTTCCAGCTCCCGAACAAGAAATGTATTTTTTTGTTTCCATTTTTTACTACAAGTATAAAATAAACATGCAAGTTTACGAAGTTGTATACAAAGTTACAAAGTCACAAAGTCACAAAGTTACAAAGTCACAAAGTCACAAAGTCACAAAGTCACAGAGTCTTATTTCATAAATTTGTTTATTTGCAAATCAAGATTAACACAAGACAATTCCATTATTACTTCCAACTGTAAACTTTGCGTTATTTTTTACTTTGTTACTACAATCTAGACCACTGTTTGAAAACATAGATTCCATATTTGTAACTTGTGAAGTATCCCAATTCGATATGTCTTGATTGAAACTATTTGCATAGGAAAACATAGATCCCATGTTTGTAACTTGTGAAGTATTCCAATTCGATATGTCTTGATTGAAATTATATACATAGGAAAACATAGCTGCCATGTTTGTAACTTGTGAAGTATCCCAATTCGATATGTCTTGATTGAAATCGGCAAAGTAAAACATACCTGCCATGTTTGTAACTTGTGAAGTATTCAAACTATTTAACTCACATTTTACAGTAGACGATAGAAACATTAAAGGAAGTGATTTTTCTATGTTTATCCAATTTTGTAACTCACGTATACAATCAGAACATTTATCAATATTTGAACAATGTAATTGAATAGTAATTTTTGGAGCTAAAGGAGGAAATGATGGTGGCGGCGATGGAGGTGAAGATGGAGGAGGAGGGGAAGGAGGTGGAGGTGAAGGAGGAGGTGGAGATGGAGGTGGTGGAGAAGGAGGAGGAGGGGAAGGGGGCGGAGAAGGAAGATGAAGGGAAGGGGGTAGAGGTGAAGGAGGAGGTGGAGATGGAGGTGGTGGAGAAGGGGGAGGAGGGGGAGGGGGTGGAGGGGAGGGAGGAGGTGGAGGAGGAGGGGGGGGGGGAGGAGGAGG